AGCTCAATGAGTGGAATGATGATTTTTCTGAATAGCGAAGTGAAAATCGGCAGATTAGCCTCAACAAGTTGCATCTGCGACCCAAAAAGCTCTACAAGCGGGGGCAGCAGGGTTTCAAGTAGAGGCGTGAGCTGGTCTATCAGGTCAATCAAAACCAGTACCACTGTGTCCAGCACTGGGGCAAGCGCTTCCATGAGGTTAGATGCCAGCACTCCAAACAGGCTTACTATTGACGGCAGCAAGTCCATTATTGGGGGCAATAGCTTTTCAACTAATGGCAGCAGTGCAGGAATTACATCACTGGTGATCACCCCACCAACTTGAGCTGCAACATCAGTCAGCATTGGACCTATCTCTTGAATGATAGGAGTAACAGCTTTCGCAAGCTCACCGAGAATGGGCAGCAATGCCGTCCCCATGCTGGTCTTAAGATTTTCTATCTGTGCTTGAACGGTTGCCATCGAGGCAGCAGTCGTTCCTGATTGCTCACCAATTTTAGCCATTGAGGTTTCACCTTGCTCCATAACGGCTTGCATAAAGGCTTGCTCACGGGTCAAGTTCTGGTCAGCAGCCATCAGCTCCTCAATGCGTGTGCGCACTTGCCCTGAGGAAATGCCGAAGTTATCCAAGCGAGGGATAGCTTGGTTAGCCAGCATCAGGGCAAAGTCCCCCATTGACGTTGTGGCATCCATGCCCATTGCAGAGCCAAGCTGGGTTGCCATCTCGGCTAATTTAGCAGCTTCTTCAGAGCTATCTGCCAAGCCCATCGACATGAACTTGTTCGTGGCTTGCATCAAGTCTGTGTCAGCAACCATCCCCCTTGTGGCTTGACGCAATTCTTCGAGCATCGGGGCAGCTTCTTCGCCAATCGAGGCTGCAAGGTTTTTGAAGGTGTTATTCACTGCCTCTGCGGGTGCAGCAGACGTCGCCAGATCACCAGCAAACTTTACAACTGCACCACCAGCTACCCCAAGCGCACCGCCAACAATGCCAGCGGTTTTGCCAAGTCCACCAAGCGTCCCTAAAATACCACTTAGCTTGCCACTGGCTTCGTCTTTGCCTGTGACTATGATTTCAAGAACATTCTTTTCAGCCATTGTGCCCAGCTTTGTTCATTTTACGTATGATCTCATCTCGGCGCATTATCATTCGGTGAAACCATTCTGGTGTGCATCTTTTCTCAAAGTCCCACGGGGCAATACCATACGTCTCACTCAAGTCAAGCACAACAGCCCATAAAGGCGGTTCATCACCGAACCCTCGCATCCAAGACTTATATCTTAATTGCTCGGGCTCGGTGATGTAGGGTTTTGGTTTAGTCCACCAATCTGGGCAATGATGTCCTCAAGCTGCGCTTGCGAAGCATCCAGCAATTGTTCTCTGGCTTCATCTCGGTCAGCAGGTTCAATGACATAACCCAAAATAAAGTCAATCAAATCATCGATAATTTTCGGGTTGCTTTGCGGGTCAGCAGCCTTCTGCATCAGCTCGATGCTTTTCTTAGCCCTGCGCAAGAAACCGGGCGTGTCTTTGGATGGAATTTCTATCTTTATCATGGCAAACTCGCTAACTCGTTGACTACGATAATCTCGGCATATTTTGCAGCAGTGGGGTCATAAGCAACTCTGAAATCACCTTCAAGCACATCGTTGCCATTGTTCTCACCAAGCTTTTCAAACTTCTCCCACATACCAGCCACATTGATTTTCAGTGTCTTATTGGTATAAGTCGTTCCAGCAGTTGCAACAGCCGAGCCTTCACTCTTTAGCTGAATTAACTTCGGTGTCAATGAACGCCAAGCAGCTTTCTGGTCTTTAGAAGTGGCATTGTGCTCGAATACCAAGTGCAGCTTTATATCAGGCATGCCACCATTAATCTTGCAGAAGGCAAGGTCGCCATTAGCTGCATAAATCGCTTGGAAGCCAGTGGTCACATCGAGGCTAAACTCATATAACGTGCAGGGGATTTGGGTCGTTCCAATAGTTCCACTAACTGCATCAATATATAGCTTAGTCTTTTGGAAAAGAATATCCTCAACTGTCGGCAAGGAAAGCGAACCAGTAAAATTAGCCATAACACTGACATTTGCACCTATCAGGGTTGCGCTCATCATGATCGGCTCTTTTGCTTTACCGCTAAGCTTGAAGCTTTCGGCAAAGCTATAAGCCATCTGCTCTACTTCCTCGTTATCTCCACCTTCGATGGTGAATGTCTTAGGTGTCTTGAGTGCGGTTGTGGGAAAGGTGTAGGTGTAAATCTTGTCAGACCCAGTTCCATCAGCGCTCCCTGTTACAACGCCGTCAACACCCATCGCCAAGATATAAGGCAGCTGCTCAAAGGTTGCAGGGACTTCGTCCAAGTCAAGTTGACCTTGCGTGAACGGGAAAACAGCCCTATTCAACGGGGCAATATAGCCAATATCCTCATCGGGAAAATAAGGCTCACGCTTATCCTCCAACGTTCCAGTTCCACGCCAAATTGTTGTGGCTGGGACTGGTGTGCCAGCAGTCGTCTCTTTGCCAAACTGCAATTTGCGTAATCGTTTTATACCAGCCATTTAGCCTCCTAACAGCCTGAGCAGCCCTTGTCTTCACTCTCGGGCTGCAAATTCTTATTCTCGTGTAAAGCTTTGCTTTGCTTTACTTCGACTTTTACATACAATCCAGTTGAGAGCAGAAATGCTTCACCAAACTGCCTCACTTCATCATCAGTCAAATCTCTGGCAGGTATGTCAGCCAGAGAACCATTGCCTACATATTTCAGCATCCTATCTTTCCTTTCACTTCAATTTCAATGCGCCAGCCTAAATGACTTTCGCCAGCGTATTGCAGCCAGCCGAATGTTCCACGCACATCTGTGTAAGTATCTACACTCCCTCCAAGCGTTGGGTCGGCAAGTAGAATGCCAATCACCTCATTTCTAAAGCCAAGCGCTATCGGGAATGATTTCGGCAGCACTTGCCGAGCTACGTGGATCTCAACAACCAGCACGTCCAGAACTTCCTCAAAACCAGAGCCACCAATTGACGAGAAGCTGCTGGCATAAGCTAAAGCGAACGGAAACTGTGCCATTGCTTCGGGCGGAGCTGCGGGCGCTTCTTTTATGCCAGTTATCTTTGCCAGCTCGGCTTGCAAATAGCTCAATGCGTCACCAATCTGATAACTCATACAACAACCTTCCGATAAGCCTCTAAAATAGAGCTGACTGTTTCATCCAGCCCACCATACTGGGGTGTGCCAAATTCGTTTGAAGCTGCGGTGTTCTGGAACGCCTGCTGTCCGTGCTTATACCAGCGGACAACCTGCATAATCACGGCTTGCTTTATATCATCAGGAACGGACAGACTATATCCGAACTTTCCCTTCACTTGGATAGACCTGCGCCTGCACGGGAACGTGCCAAACTCAAGCCTTATGTAATTGAATGGGAGAGTGTTTGTCGGCAAGCAATAGTACTCTGCCACATCTAACAGTTCGAACGTTATACCATCCCACGCAACCTTGACTTCTGTCGGAGCAGCAGCTAACTCGCCAATATAAAGTTCAGAATTGCCAGCACCATCAAATAAACGGGTAGCTTCTGGAGCACAATAAGCATCAGGCTCACGCCCAGTCCAGCGGTCAATAGCTCTGGATGCCCGAGAGATGAGGCTCAATATAGTAGCATCATAGTCGGAAGCCCATTCTACATCAGGCATCATATTCTTGACTTCTGCGATTGTGCAGTAATCCGCCATAATACGCTCTCATTTTAGGTGGGGCGTTTTACCGCCCCACCCATTGGTTAGTCAACAATCATCGATGGCTGGACTTTCGAGCCATACCGACTTTCAACAACATAGAGCACGGAAGTGACATTCAAAGCATTGGAAGCTGCAACCTTCGCAGCAATGCAGTCATACGCTCCAATAGCAGCTGGGTCAATCTCGAACACCACGAGCTTATCTTTCAAAGCAGCATCCAGCGAATAAGACGCTGCTGGAGTACGCTCCACCAAAACATCAGATGTGGCACAGTCGAGTGTCGAGAAAATGCGGGCTGCTTCGGTCATCGCAGTTGCGCCAGTTCCAGCGACAGCAGTTGCCTTCATCACGGAAAGCACTGGCACAGTCGCCTCGCCCTGCTTCACAGAAAAGACAATCCAAACCCTGTGTGCATTCTTGAGAGAGATGTAATCGCCAGTTGCAGCAGCACTGCCTGCAGTCGGGGCTAACCCCGTTACAATATTCAAATCACCGGGAATCTTAATCATCTCTCCTCCTATGCACGAGCAGCTAATGTTACATACGGGCTGATCGTATTTGAACCCTTAGCAGGTGTCAGAGCAGACTTCCACAATGGCGCACCATCGAAGCGGTAAACGAAGCGCAACGCCGTTTCATCATAGACGAACCGAACGTGAATTGAGGTGTCATACTTCATCGCTCCAGCATCAATGGTCACGTACTCATTGAAGTCGGCAAGAATGACATCGCCAACATCACCAAGTGTTGCATTGTGCTCGGTAGGGATGACGGGACGTCCGAACAGCGTAGCATAAGGCGTTCCAGACAAGCCATTGGCGGGCAAATAAGCTGGAACGTTTGTTCCTATTACCATTGAGTAGAGTTGAGGCTCAACATCTTGGTTAATCAGCCACACAGCATTGGCACGGCTGCGAGCATGCAATCTCGACCACATTTTGACGATGTTGGCATATACTACAGTGTCGGCAGTCTGCGAGGTCTCTTTTGCAACGGTAACAAGTGCAGGCGATTGCAAAATGCCCAAAGGCTGACCACCGCCAGCTCCGTTGATAATCGCTTCCTCTAACTGGAAGGTGAACTCCTCAGTGAACACCTCGCCGATAAAGGATTCCAAGAACGGAAGGTCTTGCATCATCTCATCGGTCATATAGCACAAGCCGATAAGCTTTTTCAGTTCGAGCACGAGGTTTTCAAAGGCGGGCTTCGATACAGTCTTTTCGCCAGCTTCAGCAAGCCAGTAGGCTTGCACTCCACCCCAGCGTGAGCCAGTTACACGAGAGGTCTCTGCCACAAGCGGGATTTTTACACTCTGTTTGGATGTTGGCATTTTTCGGGTTCGGCTCAAGATTTGACCGCTTTCATAAGCGTGGCGCATAATCTCTTGCACGAAGTCGGGCTGCAAAAGGAACGCGCCTTCTACGCCTTCGGATAAACCTGATGCAGTTTTCACCTCATACAAACGAGGATCAACCTTGCCTGCAGGGCTGCCAGCTTTAATGA